GCCCGTTTGAATTCTTTCAAACTCCGTTTTAATCAATCTCCATTAACATTCCAATGTTAATTCACATCACCTCACACCAACATCGTTCCATGAAATGCACGTACCATCTCATGTATCGTTGCGTCGTCGGGGATTTCGGTTACCATCCCTCGTTCCGTGAAATCGGCTTGTTGGGCCAACATCACGTTTTTGACGTAAACGAAGACGTTCATGTGACGAACCATCCTCGCCGCGAGCGCATTTGCTGTCATTGCGATCGTCGGGTCGGACTGCTGTAGGTTTTCTGTCCAGACTTGCTCCGGACTTTGGTTTTCTTGATTCTCTCCTGTCATTTTTACGGGTCCTGGTCAACACTAATCCATCATCTGTTATAGCATCTATCTTATGATCTACGTTATTATTAAATAATAAAGGCATCTTATCAAGACTGTTACAATCTTCAATTAACTTAACTTTATCACTTAATTCGCTAGTACTTATATTTAATTTACTACAAAATGATGCTTCAATCAGATCATGGTTTTGTTGCGGCCAGGCTCCGTTTTCAATTCGGAACAATTCCTCGCTCAAGAAGTTTTTACCTTCGAGCCTTGTTATTTCAAGCACTTTCTTACAATAGTGCGAGATGAGAGGGGTCTTTGAATCAGTTATCAAGTAACCAACAGCTTTGTTCGTTGCAGCTTGTTCCCTTGTTACGTTTTTGTTTGCTGATAAATGAATCTTAGACAGGGTGCGCATCGGGTCTTGGTATGAATCATCATGAGTTAAAATTGCTGGAAAAATCCGGCTAAGATAACTCAATGGTTTATTCACTCCTTGAATCTCAATTTTAACATCAAGACCTAAGTCCTTACAAACATCTTTCAATGTTTGCAAGAAACCATCGTAGACACGATTTATGCCATCGTCCCCTGCATAAATTCCAAGTTTCTTGTAAGCTTGTTCAGCTGAGAAACCCATTTCACGTAAGGCTGCAAAACTGATGTACGCGTTTATCAACGTGTTACCATCAGTGGTGATTGGACTGCCACTTCGTGTGCCCCATCCTGCTGCATACTTAATCCCGCTTGATGTCTTTCCGTTCTTCACGAACACACTTCTCAGATAGTTTAACATTAGGGATTTCTCACCAATGTTAACCCATCTGAGATATGATTCAAACACGATTCTTTCTTGCAAGAATTTACTTATTGAACCATCAAAGCGAGTAAAGTCAGTCTCAATTGCTCCATCGATACACAATTTTCTCAAGATCTTAATAGACCGATTAGGTGTTTTACCTGGTCCATACCAATCATGATGCTTCAACACATCTCTTTTAAAAGCATATGTGAAGCGTGACATCTCTAAAGTCAATCCTGGACTGCATGTTGTTATGATGCGAGGATCATTGGCAGAAGCGTAAGACTCTGGCTTATTAAACGTTTTAAGTCGATTTGGGGCTGATATTCCCAAAAAGTCTAACACTTTGGCTGTCCGAGCGCGTTGCAATGGCTTGTTCTGCATATCAATAACTGTTTGCATATCAATAGGTTGTCCTTGATTTGCTTGAGGTACAGTTAATCTGACGAACTCCCTGGCATACGTGCTATACTTCTTTGCTGGTAT